CTTTCTTTTTTTAACATACTCATCAAAATCTGGATTATAATCTAATCCCATTTTTCTTGCCCTATCTCCAGATGGATCAAATCCTATATCTATACTATCAGCAACTCTATCACCCTCTGCAAATCTCATCTGAGGTCCAGCCACTGAAGCAAGTCCACCCATCATACCGATGTCTTCTGTGTATGCTTGTCCCGGAACACCACCGTATGCAAGCTGTTGCTGTTGTGGCATCATCATGTCTTCATTTCCTTGCTCAACTAATGTAGCCATATCAAACTGACCTCCATCATTCGGCATGAGATTTTGTAGACCACCTCCTTCAACTGTTATCTCTTCTTCCGTAAATTTGATTTCGTCTTTTTTAGGAGCAATATTCTCTGTAACCTTTTTTAATGCCCGTTGTCCTGATCCCATTTCTATATTACCACTTCCTATACCTGCTAACTTCTTAATAGCAGAATCAACTACATCCTCTGTTGTTTTTTCTTGTTTATAATCAGCAACTCCTCCTCGTTTATAATCAACAACTCCTCCCGATGCACTAAACAATCCACCGCCTCCACCACCACCACCGAATAAACCACTAGCAATAGATCCTAAACCTGCTACTTGCTGTAGACCGCTTTTAGGTGTGCTTGTTTCTTTAGTAATAAATTGATTAGCAGGTGGAGTTGCACCACGAATGATAGCAGAGTACTCAGCGAGTTTTTGTTGGTCAAAGTTTGACTGATCCATAAACTCTTGAAAAGCTACATCTCTGATTTGCTGATTAATAGCTTGCTCTGCTGTTGCTGCCTTCTCGACACCCACTAATCCACTTGTTAAAGCTGCTTGTTGTGCTTGACTTAATCCTGCTAACTGCTGTGATCCCTTTAGTGCTCTTTCTTTATCTGCTGAAGATGCTGCTAGAGCATTAGCAAAGTTAGCCATTTGACTACGTTCTTCTAAATCAGTGAGTTCTCTTTGCGTGTCTCTATCAAACAATGATTCAGTTACTGCTTGTCTGCTACCGCCAAATGCACCTACTCGTGCAGCTTGATCTCCTATAGATTTACGTTTAATATCTCTTCTTTCTTTTGCGTTCCTTAGTAACTGATCTGTTACAAGATCTTGATAAGGATTCATATAAGAAGATAGATTAGTTTCTGGAAAAGCAGTTGATGCGGACTTAGTTCCTTTAATAGCGTCTGCATACCCTTGCTGACTCATCTTTGCCAAACCTGTGTCCTGTAGTGAGGTTAAAGCATCTTTTCTAACTTGTGGTGTTTCAACTAACCTTGCTTCAGGAAAAGGATCATACTCTCTTGCAAACTGTTCCTGTGAACTTTCTAATACATCTTCAAGATAAGGCTGAAAGAACTCAGGATATTCCTGCCTTACCTGACTTGTGACTGTACTTGTTGGTGCTGATCTTGAACTACCCATTTTAAAATTCTCTTTCTACTATCCAAACACTTTGTTTAAAACCGTCATCTTTTAATCTACGTACCCAACCTTTTCTTCCTACTACTTCAGCAAGGTCACATTGATTTAAATTTGCAAACTTATACAACATATCAAACATTAAAGGATACCATTTGTTTAAGTGATCACCACAACACAATAAAATAGTGAAAACTTTCTTTCTAGGATACACTGTAAAATGTGTAATAACCACCCCATCAACATTAGTTGTTGTTGTGTTTATTGGTATCCATAAATCAAATAGCTTACTTTCTATTCCTTCTATTATATCTTGTTTCTCGTATCTGCCACCTGTATACGGAATAACATTATTTAAATACTTATCTATCAGTGGCATTATTCTGTGTATGTCTGAGTGAGGTACACCCGATACTTCATATGTCATTACTTATGTCGGCCTTTTAAACATTAAAGAACTTAATCCTTTTACCACACTTTCTCCTTCTGGTACTAGTGGTCCCGGTTGTTCTCCACCTGTATTTGTTTTCCGTGCTCTTACATTTTCCATAAAGTTCGTCATCATTTGTTGGCCTTTAGCTAGGTTCGGTTTCTTATCTCCACCAAACATAACAGGAAGTTTTGCAAGAGCCGTTGTAGGAATAACAATCTCATCTCTTGCTATCCTAGCTGCTGTTGTTCCAGATCGTGTGGCCTGTTGTAATGGGTTGTTAACTGATAGTCCTCTTGCGTATGTATTAACTGACCCTCCCGATGCTCCTGTTATAACAGTATTAATACTATCACTCAACCCTGTTCCGGGAACTGGTCCACCGTCTGCTGTTGTAACTCTTCCAGCCATCGTACCGTTAGGGCCATCCACTGATCCATCTAAAGGTATTCCAAGTAATCCTGATAGTCTTTCTATACCTGACTCTGTTGATCCATCTCCTACACCAGATACTACATCTGCTGACACAACAAATGATCCAGCGTCTAAGGGTCTGTCTGCTGGTGCTTCTGCTGGCCCTCCTCCATATAAAGAGGTAATTCCTCCTTCAGTAACTGCTCCACCAGCAGCACCAAAACCACCAAAATCATCCATACCTCCAAAACCCTCTAAGTCTTCAGAGCTAAAAGAAAAAGTATCATCATCGTCTGATCCAGTATTATTAGGAAGACTATCAATAGTTTGTTGAGCTATAAAATTAACAGCATTTAATGAAGGATTATCAGGATCAAAAGATCCCAGATCTGGTGCTTCAAAACCAATTCCCAAATTTCCATAGTCAGGATTATTTCCACCAAATAAAGTCATACTTGTATCTACGGCTGGATCTAGATTTGAATCAATAAAACTAGCAAGATCTTCTCTAGTCATGGTATTTTCCGCAAGATCATTTAATGTTAAACCTACTTTTTCACTACCACGAGTAACATTACCGTCTTCGTCAGTGCTTAAACCAAATGCTGTCATATTCTGTTGAGCGGTAATTCCTTTTGCTGCGCCTTCAACTTTACCAGCTTGTGAAGAATCGTCAAAATCTATTTTTCCTGTTGCAAGAAGTCCTGCTGCTGTTCCAAGACCGGGATCGTCTTTTACATTTCCTTCATCATCATATCCTAATTGATTTTCTAAATCAGCAGTTTCAAGTAAGGAATCTTTAACATCATCTATTCCATATTTGGCAAATAGCGGACCAAGAAACGATCCTCCCGGTAAAAATCCAATTATTCCTGCCATTGTTTTTACTTGATCAAGTCGATCTTTTACAGCGTTAGGATTTGTCATAAGTGGTCCTCTTTCTCCTAAATCTTCTTTCTCATTACCACCTGATCCTTCACTAATTTCTTTCTTAGGAGGTGCAATAGATACTGGAGCAGATACTAATTCTGCTTCTACAGAAACAGGAGTTAAGTAATCAAAAAATCTTTGTCCGGGAAGTAGTGCTGCATTCTTATAGTCAGCAGTACCACCTAAATCAGTAGACAGTTTACGCATACGTCCACTAGGTTGTGGCTTGTCATGTGTATTAGGGTTATATTGATATTTTTTTACTTTACCAAATACATCTGTATAACTTACTTCTGCAAGATCTGGCCCTAGTCTAACTACATCACCATCTGCATATGCTTGATTTTTATTAGAGAATTGATCACCAACATTTCTGCCAACGAGTCTACTCAAGTCTCCAACCATTTGTCTACCTACATTTGATCTATTCATTTTAATAAAAATCCTGCCACACTGTTCCGTTAAATCCTTGATGTTTATTAGTTGAACTATTAAACCTTATATCTCCTGCTACTGGTGTAACACTTGTTGTTACTTCTCCGACCCTTACTCTCCCTTCAATCTGAATACTAGAGTTCTGATCTATCTCTACCTTTCTTTCTTCTGTTGTTACCTGTTGAGAATCAAGAGATCCTTTTAATTGGTTAGCCCAGTTCTCTGTTAATGTCCACATCTGTCTAGTTGTGTTGTCATTAAAAGAAAAAGGAAATCTAGGAAACACGGGATAATATGCCATTACTTACCTCTTACCATCAGCCATTACGTCCATCCTAATAGAACCAACATTAAATCGAGTATTAGGAGTACCAGTTGAAACTCTTATCTTAGCAGTTCTTCCTCTTGCTCTAGGTCTGATATAAGAAGTATTACCACTAATCTCAAACGGTCCTTTCTCTATTACTGTATCATTAGGATGATACTTTGTTTTTAAACTTAGTTGTAAGTTACCAACACTTACTTTTATATCTGGTATAATTCTATCTATAAATAGTATATCGTCACCATCGCCAAGATCAAACTCCCCACTCTCAATAAATACAGGCATGTCCTGACCATCTGCTGTATGTACATTGAATGGTTCATTATCAAAAAGAAAATGAGTGTCAGTACTTTCTAAAGGAGCCGATACAGAAGCACCAGTTGTTAGTACTGTGTTTATTATATTCTTATCTGTCCATGTTGTCCAGATAGCTTCTCCGTATGTCCAGTAATTCTGTGATGGACTGTATGTTACATATCTATCACACTCTGATGAGTTAGCACTTGGATACAACCAAGTAACTTCTCCAAACTCTGAGTTAACTCCACAGTAAACCTTTCTACTATTTGTGTAGTTAAAATCATCAAACACATACTTTCTTACAGTACACGGAAGAACCTGAACTTGTCCTGAATAAACATAAAAATTACTATCACCCATCCAATACGTTCTACCGTCAAACTCTGACATAGCGTGTTTAGCTATTAATCCACAGTTTGTTCCAAGCTGTCTCGTACCAAAAACAAAAGGCTCACCTACAAACTCAAGACCTGTTAACGCTGTATCTGTCCAAACAAGTACTAAGTTACCAGAAGCAAGTCCTCCTATTATTTCTGATCCATTAGATAGTCGAATACTTCCTGCCGTGTTTGTAGCAGAGTCAACCCAGTCTGTAATGTTTTCATTAGCTGACCATCTAACCAACATTGGATCAAATGTACCAGTTGCATCTGTTACTCCTAGACACATACCTTGACGAGCTATAGGACTAACAAGAAAACCATTTGCTTCTGCTGGAGCACCTGACACAAGTAATGCTACTTCTGTAAATCCATCCGACTTATTCCATTCATAGATACCGCCTTGCGGATAAGGATTTATTATAAAGTTTTCTCCAAAGTTATCTAAAGACCATTCTCTTATGTCTAATTGTATACCAGTTTCTGAAGCAGGATCACTCCACCCTCTATAATCTGAAGCTGTAACTGGTACAACATTTAAAAATATGTTTGTTCCTTTACCTGATTCTGTGGCTGTTGCTGCGCTTCCTGCTACAAAATGAAACGAGTTGGATGTTATAGCACTGACCTCATAAAAACCACTAACAGAAGTTATACCTGCTAATCCTGCTCCGGGCCACGCACTAACATTTATATAACTACCTGTTGCTCTGTTATGGTTTGTAATACTTACTGTTATAGTTGTCTTTGTGTTTACAAAATTAAACACACTAGAATATGCTGTCATTGTGAAAGGCTGTGCGTTGTACTCAGAAGCTCCATATCCTAATCCTCCTGCTGCTACAGAAGCACCAGACGGTAGACGTACAGCATAGGTAGCCTTTCCTTTACTTACACTAGTAGCATCTGCAACACTACCAGCCACGAAATTAAAAGCATTAGCGTTAACAACACTTACTCTATAATCTCCTCTTACAGATGTAATTCCACCCGGATACGTACCTGCACCTGTTCCACCACTTGTGGGACTCCAAGCACTTACAGTTATATATGAGCCTGTGTTTAACCCGTGTGCAGAGACACTTGCTGTAATAACACTAGAACCATCTACTGTGTTAAATGCTCCTGTAACAGTTGTATACCATGTGTCACGGGCTTGTGATACTGTTACATCATAAGGAGTAATATCGTAAAGACTACCACCATAATTTATATATGCTTTATGTTCAGTAGCAAAACCAATAAACTCTTTACCGTCAAGAGCAGCCCAAGTTTTTATGGCTCTTCCTGTTCCTATAAAAGAAGATGTAATTCTTTTTTGCCACCCTCTTATACTTTCTGGTTTACCATCTCTAAAACGAATACGGTTACCATCAAACCATCCACCTTCAGCAGCATACTCTGTAGACTCACGCATAATGCCCGGACGGAAATCGTATTTAACTGTTCTCGTTTCAGTAGACATTATACTCTAACTCTTAAAATTATTTAATACAGCAACGTCTATGGCGTTTAATGCTCCATTTGAACTTACATCTCTAACAAAGTATGTTAATAAATCAACTGAATCAGCAGCAGCAGTTTTTCTTGGTGTTACTCCTGCTGGAAACTTCCAAGCACTTGTTTGAAAATTAAATGTAGAATTACCAGAACTCGTACCATTCACCATATAAATAGCACCTGTTTGACCTACTATCCCGTTTACTGGTTTAGCTAAACTAATAGAAACCGCACCTGATACTGCACCACTCGCTTTAACATAGAAGAAATTAGATGTAGCTAAATCAATAGTTGTAGTAGCACTACATTTTATTGTAGTCATTGCACACATGCTTCTACCATTAACTGATACATCTCCGTTAAAGGTTGCCACAGAAGCAAATGTTGTATGACCAGCCATACTTGCTGGTCCTGTTGCACTTAGATTAGTTATTAATCCATTATTAAAACTAGTAGCACTAATTGAGCTTTGTGTTATTCTTCCAAAATTAAAAGAAGAATTACCTGCTGTAGTTCCAATAGACACGTTTGCTAAAAAACTGCTGTTTACATTTGTTGTTGAGTCACCAGCACTTGCACAATAGAAACCTGCGAATAAAGGAACAACAGTAGTAGGAGTTGCCAGTATACCCATTGTAGCTTGTTTAGGTATATTTGTTCCAGTATTTCCAGCATTCTTAACTCTAACTGTAAACGCATTAGGATTACGTACAATGTACATCTTACCTGCCCAAGTAACACCGTTTCCTTGATTGGCAGTTGTAAATGTAGGAACTATTAAATCCACAATAGAAGTGGCATCTGATCTTGTTCCTGTTAATCCTAATACTGTTAGTCTACTTTGATCAGCTAGTCCATTATTCTGACTCAGTGTTATAGTAGTCGCTGTAGAAAAATCTATTGAACCAGCTATATTAGTACTAAAAGCATTATCAACCATGTCAATAACGTTATCATTAAGTATAGTTCCCCATGTATTTGCGTTCTCACCTGCGCCTTGTTTTGCAAGCTGCAAAGTATTTGTATAACTAGTAGCCATTACTGTGTTCCTTGTTGTAGATTATCTTGTCCTCCTGCTGGATTCGCAGCTATCTCCATGTCATCCCTTCTTGCTCTACGTGATTCATTATTTAAGAACGTAGCTTCACGTTGATATTGTTGATCCCAGTATGTAGCTGCTGCTGGATTTTTCATCCAATACAATGCTTCTACCATGCTAGCGTAGAATAACGCATTAGCACAATATTGTGTAAAGTAGTTCTCTTCGTTTGTAGCTGAAGCTAAAGCAGCAGGTTGAGCTACATAAGACATTTCTATACTATATGCAGATGCAGGAGCAGGAGCTATAAGAAGCTGTTCTGCTCCAAAGTTTGCGTAATATCTTGGAAGACCTACTGAAGTACGTTGAGGCCAATAATCATTTAAATAATCTTTACTACGTAATAATAACTGAGTTCGTAATCCTGTTGATGTTGTAAAATTAACATTACGGACAATCAAAGATCTATTAGGTACAACAGGCTTAGTTACAAAAGGATCTCCTTGAACAAAAAAACTTGTAGCAAAGTTTGTTAATCCTAATACATCTGTTTCACGAGTTAGTCTTAGCTCTGCTCTATCTATAAAAGAATCAACTGAAGATGCAAAGTCTGATCCATCATTTTCAGCAGCATCTTTAATACGTTGAACTAAAGTTGTGTATGTTAAAGTAGCCATATTTTAATTCTCTAATGTCCAAATAAATTCTTTTTTAGGTTGTGTAGTCTGTCTCCAAACACGTAAGTCTTGACCAAATCTAGCAGGTGCTCCTGTTAATGATACACTAAAATTAATTATATTGCTAAATGTACCTGCTTTAAACTCTGATCCTGTTCCTGTTAAGCTTACATTATTTTCATTTATAACACTAAATGTACCTGCTTTATAAGAAGCTCCTGCACTTTCAAAGCCAACGCTAGTAAAAATATATACTGCAAAATCATTAGCATTCCATGTACTGTTAGCACCTCCTAAACTAATACTTGCGTTACCATTAACTGAAAATGTATTAGCATTCCAAGTTGCGTTAGTTCCTGAAAGAGTAACAAAAGCATTATGAGCTTCACCTGCGTATGATGAAAAAGGTGCTGTACTGAAAGGTGATTCACCAAACATCATTTGTTTTTACTCTTCCAATACAGGCCAATCATAAAGAATACCTGATTTATTACCATCACCATCCCATGATAAAAACAAAGCTATGAAAGCATTTAAATCACTAGCACCATCAATAGCATTCTCCATCTCTGTAGCTTTAGTTCTGATAGCTGCTCTCCATGTTGCTATATTACTAGGAATAGCTTTATCTGTGTCAGCTTTACGTACTACTGCCCAATCTGTCTGAGCTAGTAACGATGCTTGTTGTTCCTTCACATTAAGTTTGTACTGACTCTTTAGACCAAGTGCTAAGGTATCTCCTGAACCAGTATCATCTAAGTTTTTTGGTGTAATATTAGAAATTTTACCAAAACCATCAGTTGTCCAGCTATAAAATTTACCATCTGGTTTAGCATCAGGAACTACTTCAGTAATATTCATTGATGCTTTATAATCAGCATCCCAAATATTCCAGTTAGGAGGATGCTGTATACCATTGTCATCTGTCCATCCTTTTCCGGGTCTAATCTGTTTTGTTGCGTTATATAAAAACATTATAGTCTCCTATTCAACCCAACCTTTAGAGTTGTCAGCTTGATATACGTCCTCATCCCAAAAATATTTTTTATCATCGTCTGGGTGTGCGATGGGTGGTTGCCAATCATCATTAGAATCTAAAGCCCATGAACCAAAAGGCTGTGGAGCAATAAATTTATCTTTGTCAGCATCGTATGTAAATCCAATGCCAGCATATTGCTTACGAATGTTATTGTTGTAACTGGTCTTTACCCAATCATCGGCATGAACATTAGTCTGTAGCCAATCGATACAGGCTTGCTCACCGTCATTTGTTTCCATATCATTGTCCATCACTAAGACTTGTACAACTATTTTATCTGAGTTTACTTGAGCATAATGCGCCATATTATTTCCTACTTAAATCTGTATCTAATTATTACGATTCCAGAACCACCAGCACCACCTGTTCCAGAAACTTGTCCTCCTCGACCACCACCGCCACCGCCAGTATTTGCTGTGCCAGAAATTCCAGTCTCGTTTGAATTACCACCTCGACCAGCACCAGCAGAGGCAGATCCTCCTGTAGCAAGATATGAGCCTCCTCCACCTCCTCCTGCACGAGAAACTGATGATCCTGTAATCGTAGAAGCTACCCCTGATCCACCAGCACCACCATTATTACCCACTACCGCAGTACCGCCAGCACTGCCAGCACCTCCACCTCCAGAACCACCAGAACCACCTGTTTTAGCACCGCCTGCAAATCCTTGATTAGTTGTTCCAGCAGCAACAGTAGTGTTTTGTGCTATACCACCGCCTGATCCACCTGTCCCACCAGAACCACCGCCTTCTCTTGCACCAAAACCACCACCGAGTGATGTTATAGAACCGAAAACTGAGTCAGACCCAGAAATTCCATTGTTTGCTCCTGATGTTGCTGCACCGCCACCACCGATTGTTATAGTGTAATCTTGAATAGCTGCTGTTAAACCTGTCTCACTTGATCCACCTCCTCCTGAAGCTTCGTTATTCCAACTAGCGCGATAACCTCCTGCGCCACCTCCTCCTCCTCCAGAGGCATTTGTACCTCCGGCGCCAGCCGATCCAGCACCAGCGATAACGAGGTAATCAAGTGTAACACCAGATTCTGCTTTAATAACTGTAAAAGTTCCACTACTTAAAAATGTATGGATTCTGTAGTCGCCATCGATTGTTACAACACCACCTATGGCTACTGTTGTACCACTAAAAAGTTCAGTTGATGGAGGACTAGACGTGAGCAGTGTTTTATTTTCAGAAATGATAGGCTGACCAAATACTAGGTATACAAAATTATTACCTGAACTGCCATTTGGATTTGAAGATGTTCTTAATTTAAATCCACCATTAACCATATCTAAGGAAATATTTACTGAATCATCTTCCGCATTAGCTAAATTTGCATATAAAACTTTTGTGCATAGATTGTTAGGTGAGCGTTTGGCATCCCACATCCACCACTGAGATGCTCCTCCAGTATCCTTTATCATTACCCATTTTGGGCGCATTGCTATTAAATTAGAAGTTGGTGCAAATGGCCCATCTACGTTAGCATTTGATTTATAATTTCCTATTGAAATAAAATCACTATCTGCAAAGGCTACAGCTACATACTTTTTACCAGATTGATTAACACCCGTATTGCTTCCTAAAGAAATCACTGAAGAGGTGGGTTTTGTATCATTCCAAAGAGTAGCATCATCAAAACCAGCAGTGGTTCCGTTTAACAAAAGCGCATCTGTCTCAGCGTCTGAGGCTTTTCCAGAATGGTACACATAAAAATGATCTCCTCCGTCAAGACCTTTGACCCAATACATTTGTGGTATTGCTCCCAACCCATGAGCAATCGTTGCGTTCGAACCTGTACCAGTAAAAGTTGCAACACTCATTCCAAATTTAGTTGAGGCACTTAGTTTCGTAACTGGAATTGTTCCAGCTAAAGCCGATCCTAGATTTGATCCATCAATTTTTACGCTATTGGCTGTCGGGGTAGCACCAGCACCAGCGGAATTAGTGGCAGATGGCACACCGCCAAGTTGTGCAACCCAAGCAACGTAGGAATCACCATTGTCGTTAAATCCCCCGTTACCCGTATCCGCACCTAAATCGTAACTACTTGATCCTAGAGAAGTTATGGAATCAGACGAGGTTTGTTCATTACCAGACGAATTTGTCTGAACAATTTTTGTTGGCCCTCGAACAGAGTCCACGATTACGGCGCCACTACTACTTGTACGATTTTTTGTCCAGATAAAATCAGGACGAATAGTTGTGGTAATTGTTTGAGTTGACCCATTCCCAGTGTACAAAATAGTTCTGAAATGATCATCTATTGTACCTTCAGGTAACGTCACATCGTCTGCAATGTTGGTTGTAGTAAGAGCTTTATATCCCGTTGGTGCAGAGTAGCTCCATTCGTCTTCTGCGAATCTATGTACAGGGTGGTAAAGGTTATACACTGCAGTCATTGGATAATATACCTCAGTTAAACCAGTGAAAGCTGCTGTGCCAGAATTTTGTATCGTATTATTTTTATAGAAATGAATTTCTCCATCATCCATATTAAGCTGAACACCTATAATATCATCGTCCCCATAAGTGTCACCATAACTGGCAGAACTTGTAGAATATGTTACTCCATATGATGAATAACCATAGAAGCCTGTGCCTGTAGAATTAGTGCCTTGAGCATCTATACTGGCATCGGCAATTCCTGTCATCATGGCTTCACCGTCACTTAACGCTTCGGCCTTAACCTCCCAGTACCATTTTCCCGAAGACACACCCAGAGTAGCCATATTAAATTGCCAGCCGGTTGGCCCTTCATTTATTGTTCTATTTCCGTTAGATAAAACAGAGGAATTGTTTTTCCATAGTGAGCTAAGTAAACAATTTATGTTCGTTGGAGTATGTGTGGTAGTTACAACAGTATTATTATTTGTAAAGTTATTACCATTACCGCTAGCGTCTGTTTGTGCGTTTGTAGTGTTGTCTAGGTAAAACCCATTAGAGCCAAATGTTAATGCTTTAATCGTTGAACTTTCTACAGGTGTCCAGAATGTTCCTGTTGAATCAAATTCTGCAAAACTAGTAGGTTGTAAAGCAGTTCCGTCTATGAAAACCCATTCAGCCATATATCCGTCAAAATAACTTGAAGAATTATTATAACTTCCGATTGCCATTGTTGCATCTGCGGTTGGTACTGTAAGATCAGATAATACCGATACACCATTAACATACACTGTTCCTGTACCAGCTACATTTTTGACAACAATGTGATACCATCCGTTTGTATCTCGAAAAACAGAAGTGGTTGCAACGTAACTTCCCCCGTACCAAGCCAAGACGTCTGCTGTTGAATTATTTGAAAAAGCTAATCCAGCGTCAGATGCAGTAGTAAACATAAAACGTGCGTTTGTATCGCCTAGCAAACAACGATTGACCCAAAAACTTGCAGTCCATGTTGTACCAGTACCACTCATAGAACCACGCGATAGGTCTTCAGAGTTAGCACTATCAAACAACGCAGAGTTACCTATTTGTACTAAGGTATTACCTGAAGCTGCTGCTGCCATTAATAAAGCGTTATTAAACATTCTTAACTATATTCCTTTGATACATTAGCTTGTATTGCTGTAGATGTTCTAACTATATAATCTAGTCTATCAACTGCTGCTGCACTTGTCGATAGAGTAGGAGCAGTTCCTGCTGGAAACTCCCAGTTAGTTCCGTAACTAAGAGTTCTTCCTCCCGTTCCATCTTGTATTATAAATATACTACCAACTTGTCCCGTGACACAGTTTGTTGGGTTGCTTAGTGTTCTGTTATCAGTCAACGTTAAACTAAAGTTTTGAGAGTTAGCAAATCCTACAGACACATTTGTTGCATCTGTTAAAGAAGTTACGGTTGCAATAGCGTTCTTTGATATGTGTATTTGACCTAACGGAGAAGCAACACCGACACCTAATGTACTATTTAAGTAAGTTGCCCCACCAATACTAACATTACCTGAAATCTGTGCAGACGTTAATACAGCATACCCACCAGAAACATTTGTTGCTATTCCTGCTGATACTCCTGTTAGATTAGCACCACCTCCGTAAAACTGAGCAGCAGTTACATTTGCTGTTATGGCTAAAGAGTTAACAGATACATGATTACTAAATGTAGCAGATGTACCTACTAAAGAACCACCTATACTAGTTATACCTGTTACAGCTAATGCACTTACAGATACTTTGTCATCAAATGTAGCAGATGTACCAACAAGAGATCCACCGATACTAGTTATACCTGTGACTGCTAATGTACTTGCTGAGACATGATTACTAAATGTAGCAGATGTACCAACAAGAGATCCACCTATACTTGTAATACCAGTAACTGCTAATGCACTTACAGATACTTTGTCTCCAAATGTAGCAGATGTACCAACAAGAGAACCACCAATACTAGTTATACCTGTAACTGCTAATGTACTGGATGATACATGATTTTTAAACGTAGCAGAACTTGTGACACTAACAGTACCGCCTACTGTTAAGTTTCCTGATATACTGACGTTTGTAAAACTAGGACTAGCACTTGTATGTACTACTTGAGAAGCAGGAAGAGTTACAAATACATCTTTAGTCCCTGCACTGAAATTAATACTAGATCCAGTACTGGAAGATAGTAGAGTATTCCTAGTAAGATTATTACTTGCAGAACCATACGTGCCAATTCCCACCTCCCATTCATCTAATGATTGGTGAACTATTGCATAATAAGTTGTGTTTGTGTTTCCAATAGCACTGCTAAAGTCTTGAAATCCTCCAGCCTCTCCAGCAAGAACTACTGGTCCTGTTCCTGTCGTAGTGGTTGTTTCTTTGACCCGATCTTTAAGTACGAAAGCCATTCTTTATCTGCCTTTCTTTTTATTTAGTTTAATCGGATAACCGCACTAGCCGATGTTGCTGCTGGAACAACTAATTTAAATTCTCCATTAGTTGCAGATTTTTCTCCACCAAAATCATAAACTGCAATAATACTTTTACTACTGTGACTATCGTTATATATTATACATCCATTTGCAGAAAACGTTGCACTAGACCAACTAACATCTGCAAAGTCTACAACTCCTGAAGAGTCTACAGTACTTACTGAAACAGTAGCAAGTGTTTCACCACCTGTCGTATATCCATTTCCATTTGCTAACTGACTTGTTACTGATGCGTAGGTATTAGGTCCACCAGCAGAAACATTTTGAGAAGATGAAACTAATATAACTTTTAGTGTATTACTTTGAAGATTATGCTCTGCTAACATAACTTCCGATTTAAATTGATTATTAACGCCTGTTGTAATTGCCATCTACTTGTCCTTGTTAAGTTCCTGATGTTGTAAACTGTGGGAAGTAATTTAATATAGCCGTTGAATCGGCTGGTGTCCAAGTACTACTCACATATTCTAACTTTACTTCTGGTCGAGCATCTTTTAAAATAAGAGGAGAACTAATACGAGGAGATTTATTTTGAGGATGGTTTTCTAAATTATAGTTACCATCACTCTCATCAGGACCAACAACAAAACCTGTTGACTCTTTTACTCGTTGTTCGTATGGATATCTAAATCCACTCTTATCACTTATAAAATAAGCTCTTACCACTAATTGTACTCCTTATACAAATCTTATAGAAGGCTTTATAAGAAGTGCTGCTCTTTCTCTGTCCTCTGCCATAGCGTTTGTTAATAATGCTTCATACTCTGCCTTCAAAGCTGCTACCCTTGTTCCCGGAACTCCCATTCTTTTAAAACCAAGATAATAAGCAAGCCCCATTGTTAAACAAGGCAAATATCTATAAGGCACATCAGCGTTATCTATTGACTGATCAAAATTAAAAAACCTTCTTATAGAATGCATCTCTATAGTATCTGTACTATTTTCAGGTGTAGGCCAAACTAGAAAAGAAAGATTATCTCTTCCTTTCATAGTAGC